TCTTTGTATTTTTGAGTTAGTTCTTCTAGTGTTAAAATATGAACTTTGGTTGCATTTGTTTCCGACTCTAGGAGTACAATTTTGCCACGTAATATTTTAATTTGTTGCTCGGTTAGTTTTATATTTGTTTGAATAAAAGCTTTTTGTTCGTCATTGATTGGCTGCTGCGCTTTTAAAATATCGGCGGTTTTTGTCAACAACTTTATTTGATCTTTAGCTTCAACCTTGAAGTCGGCTATGCCTTTAGTACCTAGTCGTTGTTTGTCGGCAGCCTCAAGCGTTTCTACGCCATATTTTTGCATAACTCCAATACCTAAATCTAACTGGGTATTGACAGCTTTGGAAATTTCTGCCGTAGCAAACATTGCTCGTTGTGCGGCTAGTTGAGGATTTGTAGTCACTGTTTTCCATTGAGGCCCATCTCCTTCGCCATACATATCATTAGGATTTCCACCTCCCAGCTTTGTTATTCCTGCCTGTACAGCTTCAATCGGGCCCTTTTGTTGAACTTTTGCCCAAAATCTTTGAAAAACATTCCCCGATTCTTCGGCTTTAACCTGCAATCCAGTAAATTCTTTGGTTAATTTATTGATATTGTCGGCTACTTTCTGAATATCACCAGCCTCTTTCATCCCAGAAGTAAACGAGTTCCAAGCTTGAGACACCGCCCAAGCTGCTGCTGCGATAATCGCAAATCTAGCCATCAAAACAGTAGTAGATGCGATAAAATCTAGGTTTGCGGTCGTAGCTCTGCCTGTAACAAGTCCATAAATATTCTGTGCAACTATAGTAGCGTGCAAAGCAAATATTTTGGCTTTTAATGCCAAAACGTTTGCCCAAGTTACCGCTAATTGTAACTTATTTACAATTATAGACCGTGCAGTAAAGGCACTAATTAATTGCGTATTTAGTAATTCAAAAATTAATTGTCTATTTTTTGCAATACTAGCAAGTGTATTTGCCCGTGTAACAGATAGCAATCCTAAATCAGCTAACGTCCTTGCATTTGTTGCTATTATTTGAGCGGTTTCCGCGACTGTTTCTGCTTTGTTGACTGCTGTTGCTAAAGTTCTAGCTTGTATATTAGCAATAGTGCTGGCTGTCAACGAATAAATGCCTCCCATTAATGCTTTTACAGATGACACGGAAGCATTAATTAAATTAGTGGCAACATAAGTGGCAACACCCCACGCTTTAACAGCAATCTTTCCAGCATCTAAACTTGTAATCCATAATCCTGTTTTAACAATTAAAGAATTAATTCCTGCAACACATTCACTGGTAACTTCAATAGCGTATCTTAATGTAGAGGTATTTACGCTATATGCGACTGTAGCCAGTTGAATGGATTTACCTAGCAAGACATTAGCTGCTGCTTGTAGGCTTGTTGTGCCAGTTAATATATCTAAAATAAATATTTGAGCGCTGTATAGTCCAATTAAAATTTTAATCTTAGCTTCGGAGATTGATTGAATGACAATATTGACTAACTCTGCTCTACCTAAAGCTGTTTTAACTAAAGTAAGTCCAATAGTTATTGCGGTATACGCTTCCATTATAGATTTAGTGGCAGAAATGCTTTTCCAATATAAAATAGTCAATGGCACTACTACCGATAGACTAAGAGCAAAATTCCTGACAGGCGCAGGTAAACTAGCAAATGCATTGACTACTGATAATGTAGCATCAACCATCATTTTAAAAGCTGGTGCAAAAAATTCACCAACAATCAAGCTAACAGTTTGAACTGAACCAGATAATTGCTCTAGTGAACCTGACAACCCACCAAGCATCACCTGAGAAACTTTAGAAGAAAACCCTTCTGCGGCTCTTGCAGATTGCGTAAGTCGAACAATCTCGGCTTCAGTTTGTCCTAGTAACGCTTGAATAGTCCGCCCGCCCTGGATTCCAAAAAGAGCAGATATTAAAATAGGAACTTGAGATGTACCTTCAGCAGTTGTTTTTAACTGCTCTATTTTATCTTTAATGACTGGAATAATATCGGTTAATTGTTTAAGATTTCCCCCAGCATCTAATAATGAATTCTTGTCTAATCCTAATGCGTTTAATGCTTTTGCTTTAAGCTTATCAGCGCCTACTACGTCTACGGTTCCTGAAAATATACTATCTCCCTCTTGTGAACCAGAAGTGAGATCCGTTAAGTCCGCTGCGGTTAATTTTGCCGTTTCAGCGTTTAACTCGCCTAAAGAATCTTTGGCACTACCAGCAGCTTTTTGTAAGTTGGCCATAGCAACGCTTAACCCTGCACCCGCGACGGAGCCTTCTATACCAGCATTAGAAAGTAATCCTAGTACAACAAGAGTAGTGTCTAAACTTTGGTTTGCACTTATGGCAGTTGATCCGACGTACTTCATGGACTCACCGATTGCTAAAATACTTGTTGCAGAAGCGTTAGCGATTGATGCCATCTTGTCACTAACTAAGGAAGTTTTTTCGCTTGGAATTTTAAAAGAATTAAGTGCTACAGCGACGACATTGCCCACTGCGATTAATTCTTCTCCAGTGGCTTCAGATGTCCTGGTAATACCCTCTAAAGACTTGGAAACCGACTCACTGGTAAATCCTAACTTAGAAAGCTCTCCCGCTAATCCTACGACAGCAGTTGGAGTTTTTGAAGTTACGGCTCCTAGCCGCTTTGTTTCTTCCATTACAGCATTAATAGACTGAGTAGACTCACCACCCGCTAGAGCCATTGCCTTGAAAGAGTTGGCGATTTTTTCAAAGCCGACATACTCTTCAACACCTTGTCCCACGTCCAGCATAGTAGTGACAGACGGGCCCATTTGCATCCCTGGACCCATTATTGGATTCATTCCCTGCCCAAGGCTCAGGCTACTCGCTGATTGAATAATTTGATTTGATAAAGTTGTAAACCCTGCAAATTGAGTCTGTAGCTGAGCATTGACAGCAGTTAATTGAGTTAACGCTACCGTCAGTCCTGTAGTCAAAGAGGAGGGTAATGCTATATTGCCTAAAACAGTTTTTAACGCAGAATTCCCAACTGCTAACTCTTTGGTCATTTTTACCCAAAAAATTAAATCAGCTCTTAAGAAGTTAAAATTATTTAGACTTCCGACTGAAAAGAGATTATTTACTGCTGTTTGAACGTTATTAGCAGGCCCTATTAATCCATTTATTAAGTTTGTCGCTGTATTGACTTGTTGTTTTAACGCAGGAATTGCTAATCCAACTGGAATACTGACTGAACCTACTGTCATAAGTAAAACCTAATCCGAGAAATTGTTTAAATTGCGTTGAAAATCGCGACGCTTGCCAACACCGCTGCGTTTGTTCTTTACTTGTTTCAATTCTTGATTTAAGTTTTCCGCATAGCGCATTTGAACACTGAAACGAGCAAGTCCTACTTTTGTCCAAGGTCTACCCGGTTGCTTATTGCCGTTTTGCAATGTGTAACCTTCATGCACAAACGCAGCATAATCAACAGGCCAATCAAACCCAACAGAACCGGGTTGAGGAAAAGTTATCTGCTGTGAATCTCGCAAATCACCAGTGTCAACAATGTCGCTTATCGGAAAATCCGAAAACGCCCCAACTTCGCTAATAACTTTTTGAAAAGTTTCTCCAAGTTCAATCATTGAGGTTTGGAATGCTCGTAAAGCAGCACCTGTGAGAGCGCCACCATTAAAATTAACTGAGGGTTTTGGGATTTTAGCCATAATATTAATGAATTAATTTAGACTTTTTAAATCCTTTCGTTTCTTCACTTTTTGGCTCCTCAATATATGGGGTAGCATCTTCCATCTGAGCGGGTTGTTTTGGTGCAAGCCCTTCAATCCCTAACTCACTAGCAAAGAATTTAAACAATTTCTGAATCATTGATGCACTTGCTAATTCTCCATTTTCTAATTTTAAAATTTCTCCATCGCTAACTTTAGGTTCAATGGAAAACCGATACCGGAGACACGCCAGAACTACATCAATCTCTATCGCGCTGGCCAGCATCGGATTGTTTTGCGCTTTCAATATCCGACACATCGCCAGTTTGTATTCCTGATAATCAGAAACACCTTTACTAGGAATAATTATGACATTGCCGATATCGTCTGCAATTTCAACCTCTTTGCTTACAACTTCTGCTAACACTTTAAACTTTAAAACGCTCATCTAATCTCCTGCTAATGTGATTGATTCAATGTCTAATTTACCTAGAAGCCACTGTGGGACTTTGCCGTCTTTCAGTAGTTTGAGAAAAACTTGGGTAAATTCCTTGGAGTATTTTTTCTTGGCAATCTCACTCTCAATTGCTTGAGCGTATGGATTGATTGAATTAAGCTCACGCTCTGGACGTTTAACTCCTTTGCTAGAAAGGATATACAACATCGCTCTACTAATCGGCGTGGCAATTAAATTACCTAATTCAATTTCTCGTTTCCCGATCGCCTCTAAAGCCTGCTCAATAATTATCAAAGGTTGGTCTGCGAAATTATCAGAAGTAAACCGATCGTCTGAAGGATAGTTTAACCGTAGTTTCCAGTAGATACTTTCCCAGTCAATTAATTGAGGTTTCGAGCCAGAGGCTTTCCCATCGGCTCGTCATCCGCAAAATCTTTGAGAACTTCAAACCCTTCGAGCCACGGGCCTTTCTTGGCAAACACTACCCAGCGTTTTTCAAGTTCAAGGTCGGGACGGCCGGCTGCAATACCTTTGTATTGACGAGCCGTTTCAATTGCCATTTCCTTGGCTACTTCTCCTTTTAGTTCAAGTAGAACCTCTTTCGGTATCCAGCGAGTGCGTTCACCTAACACGAACTCATAAAGGTTGTCAATCATCGGCATTGTAGATGCTTGCTCAGCAACTTCATCCATTTTTAGATTAGGAAGCTTGAACCTTGAACGCAACAAAATAGTAATCTCTGACAATCGCGCATCAACTCTGCTAACGCCATCCTTAAGGCCAATATAGTATTGACTAATGGCATTTTCTTCGTTGTAAGTCAAGCACCCGTATTTTGGGATTTCGATTGAGTTACCAAAGCCGTCCTCAATCAGCGCCGTATTTTCTCCCCGTTGTGCAGTAGTAGTCTTAAATGGCAACATCAACAATTCGCTCCATAATGTAGTCCCATAATATTTGTGAATCAGGAGGCAATCGGACTAAATAACGATTACCTGTTTCTGCATCAAGTAAGTTCGCTTCAACTTCTTGATTCCCACTAACTGCCAGCATTTCACAGTGGATTGTGAAATCTTGAATATTGCAGCAACAAGCAAAGACACCTTTAGTTTGAAGCGAAGCAACTTTAGCCATTAAGTAATTCCAACAACTCTAAAATCACTAATCGGAGCGCCTGTAATATCAACTGATAAATCTCCCATTCTAAACCCATCGGCTGCTGCCGAGGTAGTGTTATCGGTGACATAACCCTTGGCAATAAATGGAGACTCTTTGACGGCCCCTAAATCTTGGTCGGGCGCTTCATGCTGAATAGCAAACCATAGCGCGACCTTTTCTTCTGCGGCAAAAAACGCTGTCCAGTAGCCACCATTTTTGAGCATATACGGGCCTGGCAAACTTAGCGACCGACTACTGGTAGTTGTAGTGATTAGCTTGTTGCCGCCAGTGTTAAATGTTTGAGTGTCGGTAGTGTCAACTGTTCGACTGATTTCAGCATCAGTTCGGTCAAGTAGTTCGGGTGGCCACACTGCCTTAGCTCCCGAAGGAATCGCTTCTGCTAGCGCTCGGACCGTTAACGCGCCACCTGTACTGTTTGCGGTTATTTCAGCAAGATACGCCAGTTCATCGCTGTCAACAAATAGCAAGACATTACCTTTTTCAATTGCTGTAGCAGGCGCTCCAGTCACTGTCATAGTTGTCGCTGCTTCTGCCGCTAATGCGGTCAAGACCAACTCAACAGGAGCAAATGGCAATACGGGCTTAGTTCGCTGTCTCCAGCAATGAACTGAAGTTTTCCAGCCTTTTTGTAATTCCCGGTTTTGATAGCTAGTTCCCATGCTTCCTCCTGCTAATAATTGTTTTAGATATTGTCAGATTTCTGGTTTCTATATTCCCAATTTTAGGATTGGGAATAATTCTTAGCCCGACATTTATCGAATAATTTAGCTGCATTAACAATTGAATTAACGGCTCAATTATTTTGAGAGTTGTATCTTGACTGTCCCATTGCTTGAGAGTTATCTTGTGTGATCGCACAAGACTTAAACCTTGATTTAACATCGGTGTCACTGTCAACTCTTCTGCTGGAATAATTACGACTTCCAACCCTTGCGTTTGTGTCCCTGTCGGTGGAAAGCTAGGCTTAGCAACGGCAACAGCTTTTAAGGTTTGACCAGTCGGGAATAGATAAGTCCCTAATCCTGTCAGTGTCTCTATGGCTGTTTTGAGTGCAATAATTTCATCGTTCAAGCTTGAAATGTTGCCCATCCTTCCACAATTGCTCCTGTCAATAATTCAGTGTCAAACGGTCGGGGAAACTGAGAGAAAACTTGGAGCTTACCTTTTTTCCCGTAGTATTCAACATCGCATTCTGTTGGTATGATATTTCCGGGCCATTGCATAGGGTTTACTAAATAACCTTTTAGATAAGTTCTCAAAGAATTTGCTCCCTGTTTATCATCCGGCTTAGAGATAACTGACTGATTAGCAGTACCACGAGATTCTTTCAAAAATGTTTCAACTTCTACAGATTGTTTTTTAGGTTGAACGTTTCCCCATTCGTCTTTTTCTGTTTCAGATGAATTGACTGCTACCAACAACTTAGAATTTGCGTACTCTAAAAATTCAGAAGCCATACTAAATTACCGTGTAATCCGCCTCAATACTAAACCCTCCTTTAATGGTTTTCCGCATTGGTGTTGCCGTTCCAACTGTTGTACCAACACTAAAATCTTGAGGATAACTAAACTCAATGTCGGCTACATATTTCTGCCCTGGTTCATCTGCTGCATTCTCACCCGATTGAATTAAGACTATAGCAGCTTTTTTTTCACTAGGATTTAGAGTGCTGAGTGTGATACCACTACCAACCGCCCGCGCATAAATAGGCGGACTAATTGAGCCGTCTGGTAAAACTTTGCAGACAGAAGCTTTAACAGTTAGTCCAGTCAAGCTTGAACCAGCGATCGGACCGACAACCACAACACCGTCTGATCGCACAAACACAGGTTGGTCAGTTCCATCAAACTTCATGTTGTTGCTTTCGTAGCGCATATCTATGTAAAGCGAACTTGCCATAATTGTTACCCACCAAAAGTTAGAAAGCCACGCTCAATCGGGTAATTGATTCTAGAATTGCCGATTTCAAACTCGTATTCAGTCTCAAACTCACGAGCAAATTCAGCAAACAAGGTTTCGTTTCTATCAATAAAAACGTAACCGATATAAGTTGTAAGACCTCCGGGTTGAACAGTCTCTAAATCAATCTCTAATCCACCGGGCGCGATGTTTTCAAGCTTATCAATCAGTCCAACACCTTGCAAATTAAACAGTCTAAATCTTGCCTTAAGGTTTGACAGTTTGCGACCTAAAAGTTCAAACCTAATTTGTAATGATTGACCTTTTTGCAACGGCTGTGCTTTTAGCGGTTTTCCATTGAGCCAAAGTTGACCTTCGGGCGCTATCACCGCAGGCATTGAAACAATCTTATCGCAATCCGTTTGAGTTGACTGCATTCCTATTGCACTAACAACCCGTTCCCTAGTTGCAACAGCCAAACCAATAACTACTGTTGCTGTCGTCATCCCTAGCACGTATTTGTCTCGTGCTAGGGGTAACGCAATTGCGCTAGTAGTGGTCAACCCACTGCCGTTAGAATGACGATTGCGGACTATTAGCGCATCAGTAGTCTCTGTAAGAGTTGTGGCTGTTGCCGTCGCCGTTGCGAATTGAGTAGGCATTATGTAGCATCCAGTCCGATTGTAAGCTGAGTTAAAGTGAACGGGTCGCCCGCGTCAACAGTCTTGGGTGGGACTAAAGTACCGCCAATTTGAAAATTGCCTGCTGTTGGGGCATCATGCAATCCCCAGTGAGTCCTATTTCCTTGCCCTACCGTTGCAGCCACAAACGAGAAAGGAATAATAGCTGAAATCCTGCCTGCTGTTGCGGTACCAAAAGCCGTCCCGTTAATAGCTACAGGTTGTCGGCTATAACCACTGTCTGTTGGCTCTGTGCCACCAATAGTTGGTGAAACATTAGGCGCGGGCGCGCTGCTGTAATGAGCGACAAACAAAGTGGGAAATAGTGGTAGAGGGATGCTGCGGTATAAGTCATTAAGAATTGCATTTTGCAAATTTAACGACATGAAACCAGAGTCAAACCGATGCAACAATCCACCCGATAGGACAATTAAAGAGTCGTTGACTTCTATTAATTCCCCGTCGTCAGGAATATAGTAAGCGAGGCAATTACCACCGCTAGCGCTGTCAAAAACCCCAAGAGCGACAATGTTACCATTCCACCCGGTAGACCTTGGATAAACCAAATTCCTAACGGTTGTTGTAGAGCCACCAACAGGCGCTTGCCAATCTTGGCTCGTCATTAAAACTCTAGTTGAACCTGCTGGTTCAGAACCGGGTCCCTGTTTTGACGGCATTGTCAAAAATGGTGCAAGGTAAGGAGTGCTAGTGTTTTTCTGTTGCCCCCGAAACAGATGGTTTAAGTAAATATTTGAGCCTGTATTCGTCAAGTATCCGGTAGCCATTATTTTTTGGACTCCTTAACCATTGGGCAATTAGATTCACCAACTCCACAAATCACATTGTTATAACCATCGGTTTGTTTTTTGCTGCCACATTTAGGACAAACTTGCAATCCTAATGTTTTGAAGTAATCCGATGCAAAGTCAGCTTTTATAGACGGCGGAGGTGTCACCTTTGAATCTTCAGTAGCTTTTTTAGCGCCAGCCTCTACTTTTAGTTTTAAAGGAGTCGGTTCTGGCGTTTCTAAAGTTTGTGGGGACAAAGGACTTTCAGGATTGGGCAAGTTCGGAGGATTAGGAGGCATAATTAGACCTTTACAGTAGAGCTGCGAACTTCGTAAACTCTTAGTTGTTCTTCGCCACCAACAGCGCGAGCAACCTCGTTTGATAAAATCGTGCGAGCCGGGTCAACATCTAAGCCAGTTGCGTTAGCATGGATTTTCCAAATCAGCGATCGCATACGACCAAAATCAGTATCGTCACCTTCTCGGATTTCCATTGGCATAGCTTCAGCCATTCCTATCGCGTCAGCACCGATCGCAAAACCCGACCGAGTAGTAACAGGGCCGGCTCCCAATGTCTCAGTCTGGACTCCCGGCGTTCCTGGTAAACCAGCGCTAATATTAGTGCTTTCAAAGCAGTGGAAACCTCGAACCTTACCTTTGTAGCCACTGACTTTACCCATATACTCTTGTCTGGTTTTCAGTTGGAGCATATTGGTCAAGCCTTCAACATTTGTATTGTCGGCATATTGGGTTTTTTCAGCCATGTCATTTTCAAGGCCGGCAAAGTGGTCGGGAGTTCCCACAAAAATGAAGCAACCATCATCAAAGGGTGGTACTTTATCGTTTGACATTCGAGCTCGTAAGGAACCCAAGAAATTCATTGTTAATTGTCCACCGCCACCAGCCGGAACCGCAGCAGCCGTGTTAACGACAGAGCCATTGTTGTTGTAACTAACAACTGTTGAAGAAAGCAAAATTTCAAACAATAACAAATCTTCCCACATCCCGTAGTTGTAGCCGATTCGTTCCTGCACTAATCGCTCAATGTCAAGAATAGTGACAGCATTAACTAATTCGTGAATACCTAATGGCTCAACAACAGCATCTTTGCCCATACCCCATTCCAAAATTGGGACAGACACGCCATTGCCGTTTAGATTTTGGCGAGTTGCAACAATAGGAGTGCCGGGAGTTAACCGCCAATCTGAAGAAGTTAGACCAACACTAAGATGACGAACGCGGGGAACTAAAACAGTCTGGTTAATCGGAATCCCAGTGTAAATCGCTTTATTACAGAATTGCCAGAGAACAAACCGGGCGCTGTGCTCAATCCGCACAACTTGACTCAGATATTCACGAAGCGCGATCGGAAAATTGGCAAAAGTTGTTGGCGCGTCTTTTCCACCCCAAGGTTGATTCCGACCTTGCAGTAGCCCGTGTTGACGCGCGAGTGCGTCTATGCCTTCCCGCAAAGCCTTTCGGTTTTCCACAAAAAACTGGTCGGCATAGCGTGAATTTCGCTGAACATAACTACCCGTATTTGTGTTGATTAATCGAGCTTCGGTTGCCGACACATCGTTACACCGACGTTCAAATTCGCGAACAGCGTCTTTGGCAGATATTCCGCCGCGATTAGCAACGGGCGAGATAAAAGCTTGAGAAGGTACACGGTCGATTCCGCCAAAATCTGGAGAGACAAAACCAAACTCGCCAAACACTCTGGCTGCTGTGTCACGCTGTTTGCGTTCTGCTTCTATCTGTTTGTGGAGTTCTGCCTTATCTTTCTCTGCTTGTTCTTCGGCAGCGTCTTTTTGCTGTCTTAGCTGTTCAAATCTATCAGCCGCTTGCTGTACTTGCCCTTGGATTTGGGACGTTTTTTGCTGAACAGCATTATCAATTAAGTTTCGGAAATGCGACTCAGTTAAGGTTATACTTCCATCTTCATTAAATGTCATAGCCGCAGCAGTTGGCGACGGAGTAGTCGGCTGTGGCTGACTAACTGGCTCGGAAACGGTAACAGAATCCGAACCCGTAACATTAGGCAATGGAGGTAATTGCTCTGCCGGAACTACACTGTCCGAATTAAAGCTATTTTTTCCAGCCTTGCTCTTCTTTGTAGTGTTAATCCGATTAATCCCATCGCGTTCATTAATACCTACGGCTGCATCGCTGCTAATAATTTTAGACTTTGACTTTAGTGGCATTTGTTTACCAGGATACTAAGACTAAGTTATCAAAATTTTGATTGTGTTATACTACTGATGGTCAATATATAGGCAAAAGGTTATTTTATGGACAAGGCAGGTACTATTGAGCTAACATTAGGCGAAAAAATAAAAATCCTACGCGAAAGAAAGGAACTGCCTCAGAAGGCGCTTGCTAAGCTTGTTGGCAAGTCTCGAAAAACAGTTAGCCGAGTCGAAGCGAATGGTCAAGAGCTGAAATATTCAGACATTTTTATTTGGGCTGAAGCTTTAGGCGTTAGTGCAGCTTCGCTAATGTCAAATACTATTCCCAGCCGTCACCAGTGATGCTCCTGGTAAATTTGCAATGACAACAGTTGACAATTCGCCTAAGTCATAAAGTCCGTCACGGATATAATAAGGCGCAATTAATGCAGGGTCAGCGTCCCATTCTGTCCAACCGTCCGGGATATAATGTGGGCAATTTTTGAACGAAAAGCTAGTATTACAGATTGGGCAAACGTAGTCTTTGAAAGAGAATCCTCCAAGCGATACCGCGCGACCAAGCCCTATCCTGAGCCTGTCAATAATCTCAGAGTCAACGGGAAATGCAACAGTCGCAATAACTTGTATAAACCCTTCTTTCTTTATGATTTGACGATTTAATTCACTATTTTGCAATGCGTTTACAAGCTCAGTCGGAGGCTCGGGCTTGACTAGACTAGCCTCAATAATTATACCTTGCACATCTTCCACTTCTTCCCAATCGTGGTCTAGGATATGAGGCAATCCCATTGTGTCAAGCATCTTAGTCATTTTTACTAAGTCTTTTTCTACCCATTTACCATTACTTCTGTTAATAAGATTATCGGCTACAACAAAAGAGACGGCAACCATTTCTTTATTGCCTATTAATGGAAAATTAGAGGGTCTAAATTTGTTTAATTTAGAAAGTTGTTGTTCTGTTAGATAAGGCAAAACTCCATTTTCCTCAACAGTCTCCGTTACCAAAGTTTCAGTCTTTAAATCTGAGTGCAACTTGCCAACAAAAACATCCTCTCGCTTATCAGTTAACTTAATTAAATATCCTGGGGAATTTTTGGTAGTAGCAATGTCTACGCTAATATTAGGAATTAACCCTTCAAGTATTACTTTCTCGACAATCCCACTGACGATTCCTATCGAAGAATCCCAAATAACTATGTCGCCAATTCTGAATAAGTTTTTCATATTTTACCAAGGATGAATTGTAGTTGTTGTGTAGCCAATTGCATTAGACAACTGCTTAATTAAATATTTTCGGTAGCTGTGCAAATCGCATTTACGTTCAGATTTCCATTCAATAACATCTAGTTTAACAATACCACTCGATGCTTTTCTAATTTCTTCTGAATTAGCGTCAAGCTGTTGAATTAATTCATTAACTTGTTGCGCTAATTGCTCCGAAGTTTGTTCGATAGAATTGCAAAGCACATTGATGATTGATAACTTTGTTATTGGCAGTTCTAGATGCCTTAATATTTTCCCTCTTTCGGCTATCCCAATCGGCATTATCCTACCTCCAATAATTGAGATTTAGATTTAAGCGACTCTAAACCTAAACGGATATCGATATCGGTAGCGGTGCTTAGCCAGTCAAGGTGTTGAAAACTTGGGTTTTGCAATGCGTCTAAATCTTCAACTCCTTTTGTATTGGTCTCTTCGGCTTCTAATGGGTTCTTTTGCATTTCAAAAGGATTGACGTACAATTTAGGCCAGATTATTCGATAAATCCATTGGTCTTTGCTGTATCCCTGTAATGCCAATTCTAGATTGCACAAGTGTTTGATTATAGAATAAGTTACTAGCATTCTATCAGCATTCAAACTTCGTGCGTAATTTAGCATTGGTTGAGTTGCTATATCTTGAGCGCCACCCCAACTATAGCCCATTAAATATAATGGAACTTTAGATTTTCTAGCAATGATTAATTGAAACTCTTTCAAAACAGAAAGCAAGCCAGAAAAGTCTGGATTACTGTTGGACAACTGTTTGATAGTAGCATCATTTGTCAAGTAATAATCAGTAATATTACTTTGTCGAAGTCTTTCCGTGTGCGCCTCTTTATACTTCAAAGTATCAGCATCTGTGTACTCACAGGGCATAATATGCAAGCGTGGATTTACCCCCGTTGACCGGGCTGCACTTAGTAAATCAGCCTTAATATTACCTAAGCCTACCCAATCGGGGATACACTCTTCAAAAAGCGATCGCCCGTAGAGGTGCGGTGGTCGCCAACGGTATCTGGCGTGAGCACAAACAATCGGGTGAAAATCTAAAGCGGTAACTTCGTTAGTTGAATTTTTGCGTTGTTGAAAGCCTAGCAATTCACCCGTTACTGACTCAATGCGAAACATCTCAAAAGTTGGCGGAAACAATACTCGCTCAATTCGAGACTTTTTCAGGTTTACACCGATTGACAAAAACCAATCCCCCCACGCCATCAACAATTCCGGCCCCGCGTTGAGAGCCAATCCGCCAATAACTTCCTCTCGTAACCTCTGCAACACTTTATACACACCAGGGTCAATTGGTGTCACATTATCATTAAGCGTCGGCGCAATATCCCAGCCTTGATCATCCCCTGTTGGGTTGCTCCAAATTGCATCTCGTCGCAGATCGAGCGCTAACGTCATCTCAGAAGAGTTTTCAATCATTCTGACAAGTTCACGAGCGCGACCGTTGTCTCGCACAATCGGTTCCCGAATCTCAAAATCGTACTGACGATCATAGAGACTGTCGCTAGAATAACCGTGGTACTGAGAGATGGGCTTAGATTGACCACCGATTAGCGTCCGGCTGTAGCTGACGATATTTTGCCAGATATTTTCTAAGGTTTTGTTCCGACCAGGCGTAGGTAATGGTGAGCGCATTGGTTAACTAAAATGGGGTTGAATGATTTTTTGCCCATCCAAAAAGCTAAAAGCTCCTGAGCTGGCATCGGTTAAATCGGTAACTTTGGGTTTGGAACTGCCGTCAAAATGATACAAAGCATCTAAATATTGTTCGTTCCAGTCGCCTCTTAGAATGCGAACTTCACCCCTGAGCGCGGCGCTGGCAAAGTGACTTGCCCGAACAATCTTACTTTCTCGCGGTCGGATTCCGGCACAGTGAAATCCTTCCAGTAACTCTCGAATGCGAACTTGGTCACGAGGCCCGGAAGAGCCTCCCTCTAATTCCCAAGCAATTTTTGTATTTACCGTGTCAAACTTTGCCGTGCTTTTCAATAAATCATTAGTTTTTGCTGGCTCAAATTGTTCGGCGATTGCGTCCATAACATAAATTATACCGTCAACTTTCTTCATCTTAACCCCGGCTGTGTAACAAGCAGAGATTTTAGAGCTTGCAGCTAAATCCCAAAATCGAACAATACGACCACCGAGCGGCACTTGATCAACCACATCAAACCATTCGCGCTTGAATACGGAACCCGCACCTTTAGCCTCAAACGGGATGCAGTCTAATTCTTCTCTGGCATTGATGCCGTAGTCTTTCCGCAGTTGGCTAATCCATTCAAGCTCTAACTTGATCGACCAACGTTGATTAGACATCAAGCAAATCCGGCGATACAGACCGTCAGAGATTGCAGTATCTAGGTCGTAGCGATGGTAGGAATAATTAAGCTCTCCAGTCTTACACTTCTCAATTAGCTCGTTAAAATAGTTACTTTTGCCGTTGTGGGTTGACCAAATTGCAACAGAACCTCCCCACATATTGATAGCAAGCGCTGCTTTGATTAATTCATCTAAATCATTGTGAAACGCTGCCTCGTCAATTCGTAACCGCCCTTTTTTCGCTCGCAGGTTTGCCGGACGTGACGACAAAGCGGTCACTTTAAACCCTGAGTCAAACCGGATGGTATAAGCCAAGATATTTTTGTCAGGTTCCTCAATTACTGACTCATTAATTCCAGAGCAAGCTAAGTTGTAGCTTTTCGCCCAATATGCTACATCTTCTATATATTGTCGGCTCATGTCAAAATTAAAGCCAACGTACCAACTGTCGCAGCCATTGATTTCAGCCGCTACTAGCGCCGAATCAGCCGCGTCAGCCCAACTAATCCCAATCCTTCGACTCTTCTCACATATCTTGATCGGACTGTTGTCCCGGTTCCATTTCTGCTGATAAGGCAAGAGCATCGGCGGGCTGGATGCCGAGAAGGTGTGCTCGGATGACTGCTGCTGTTTCTGGGGTAAGTCCTCGTCTGCCCTCCTCTTTGTAGTCGGGGAGGACTCCCGAAAACGCCTCTCGAAGGTTTGATTTAAGTTTGCTAGTTTCATCATTTGCCAATTTTAATACTGACCGAGGGAGCCATCCTGCTTCTGCTAAAATCTTTAATGCCTCAATTTCATCATAGTGTCGCCCGAACGCTTCTTGTTGCAATGAAAGCGCGGCTTTAATAAGGTTGGGGACATTTTTGAGTTGGTCAAGAGCTTCTAGTTTGTTAGGATTGTTTTTTGCCGCGTCCAATCCTGCATTAATTGCCAACATTAGCTTAGAATAAGTAGTAGCGCAAACTTGCACCATGTGGCGAGATTGGTCAAACCACTTATCGGACTCCGCAGAGTACAAAAGCTGCTGGCGTTTTTCGGCTTCGGCTTGGGCTTTTTGCTTGAGAGTTTCCAGACGAGTGATTGTTTCTTGCCACGTAGGAGTTGATTGCATCTGAGAAATTCTTGACCGAGTTAATCCTAATCTTTGAGCAATAACTTCTTGGGTTGACCCGTCAAAATACATTTCTGCGGCGGTTGTTATTTTTCGAGCTTGCGATATGCCGACTTTCCTCATCAACTAGAACCTTTGCTACTTTTAACTACTTCTAACTATTTCTAACTCTATTATGACTAATTTGCTCAGTCTGCGATACCTTCCAATTTCACAAGCCGAACTTTTTGGCAACAATGCCAAACTGCACAACATTGACCAAATCATCCAGTCGATCGCCCGATATGGCTTCAAGAGCGCCTGCAAGTGGGAAAGTACCCTCAATGACGGTCGCGGTGGCATAGTCGCTGGCAAC